CAAAGCTAATAAAGACGTAAGCGTATACGTAGAGGACGGCTCGGAGCAAAGCGGATTTAGACGGATGAAATTTAGCGAAATAAAGGGCGGCAAAGACGACGCGAGCGACGATAAAAAAGAGAATTTAAGCAAGGAATACGCAGTGTTGGACGATGGCGAAAAAGAGGAGATTAACCAAAAAATCAGACTGTTAAAAGAGTATGAGGCGGCCAAAAAACAAGGCGTGTCATGTAAAAAGTTTTGCGAAGACAGCGGTATAAGCGAGGCAAACCTTTTTAGATGGCAAAAAGCTTATAAAGAAAAAGGCGCGGCGGCGCTGATAGATAAGCGCGGCAAGCATAGAAAAAACGCTAGCGTGCTCGAAGAGTGGATGAAGGAGTTTATACTTGAAAATTTCCGCGCTTACGGTGCAGGCGGGCTAAATATAACAGAGCTTTACCGTAGACTCCATCAGGAGTATTTTAGACGAAGGGGCGAAGCGCATAACTATCCGAAATTTCTAACCGGAAAGATAAAACCGCTCTTTGACGCAGGCGTAATAAAAAGATACCTAGACGGCTATTACGCTGCTAACAAGCTTGAATACATAATGATCACGAAAGGCGAAGATAAAGCGAAAAGCTACTTCCAGCCGGCTCTGGGCGATCAAGGCGAGATGATAACCAGACGCAACCAATGCTGGCAGATAGATAGCTCGCCGCTTGACGTGATGGTAAGAGACGGGGAAAAAGGCGAGGCGATACGAGCCAATATCCTTAGCATCGTGGACGTGTATAGCGGCAGATGCGTAGCCAGTATAGAGAGAAAATCAAATGCCCTAGGACTTGTAAGACTCATGTGGAAAGCGCTTAATACGCTAGGCAAACCCGATTACGTGAAGGGGGACAATGGCAAGGACTACCTAAGCGATCAGTTTCAGCATCTATTAAACGGCTTAAATATCGACTACGACAGAGCCATAGCGTATAGCGGCGACGAAAAAGGCTTTGTAGAGAGACACTTTGGAGTAATGCAGCATGCGGGCATCTCTCAAACGCCGGGATATATAGGATTTAATCTAGCCATGAGAGAGGCGATCGAGCAAAGAACGCCCAAAAAAGATAGATCCGCAAAAGACGAGCTAGGGTTTGTTAAAAAGACCAACCTTAAATACCTACTAACGCTAGACCAGGTAAGGGTTAAATTTGAAGCCGAGGTGCTTAAATGGGACATAATGAGCGTAGGACGCAAAAAATCAAGCCCGATGGATCGTTGGAATAGCGATACTACTCCGCTTCGCGGCGTAAGAAAAGAGGAATTTATGCTACATGCGGGAGGATTAGAGCCTAGAACGGTAGGCAAAAAGGGAATTAGTTACGATGCAAGAGAATTCGGCTCGGCGTTTCTTCCAGCCGTAAAGACCCAGGTGTTAGTTAGTGAAAACATAGACGACGTAAGCTCGGTATTCGTATTCGATTTGGAAGGAAATTTCATCTGCGAAGCAAAGGATAAAGAGATATGCCCTATGAGCGCGGAAACCTACAAAGCCGTTAAAAAGGTCTTTAAAGACGACATGAAAGCCATCCGAGCCGTCATCAAACGCGCCGAATTTAGCGAATTTACTAGACTAAACGTAAATTACGATCTCGAAGTAATGCTTGAAGCCCATAAAGAGGCGTTAAAGCCTGAGAATTTTAACTACGAAGACGACGACAAGATAGAGACGCTAAAAGAGACTATAAAAAGGCAAAAAGAGGTAAACAACATAATAAACGCGGGGTTTGATTTTGAAAAGCTCAACTTTGAGAATGTGGCCAAAAAACCTACCAGAAGCGGCGGCATGAGCTTGACGGACGTAATGCTGCAAAAAGTCGCCAACGGCGAATGAACTTAAACGCTTTAAAGAGTATTTATGGAGGCTTAAACGCTCTTTTAAACGTTTAAAAATTTAAAACAAAGGAGACGCGATGGAGTTGGCAAACAGGATCAAAGAATTTATCCAAGCCAATAAAAACGACGGCGGACCGTGCGATAGTCAAAACAAATTCGCAGCGGCTATAGACGTGAATCCGGCTTATATTTCGGGTTTTTTAAAAGAGGGCTCTAAATACAGATACGCAAAAGAAGTAATAGAGCCCGCAAGGAATTTCCTAGATAATTTTATCGAAAAGGTCGATATAAATCAAGGCAGATTGCCTTTTATAAAGACCAAAGACGCTTCAAATATGTTCGCACTGGTGGATTTAGCTATACGCGAAAGAAAGCTATCGGCGATACTAGGCGATGCAGGAACGGGCAAGACTAGGACGATGGAAGAGTTTAGTATCAAACACCCCGACGTCGTTTTGGTGGAGACGACCAAAGGCACTAACGCAAAAATCTTGCTTGAGATCATAGCCGACGAAATAGGCGTAGAGATCGGCAGAAATTTAGACAGATCCATCAGGCTCCTAGCTAAAGCCTTAAAAGACAAGCAAAAAAGCGCGATCATACTCGACGAGGCCGAAAACCTACCACATAACGCAATAGAGGCGGCAAGGCGGATATATGACTTTAATAAAAATATAGCCTTGATACTCGTGGGGACATACGAATTGGAAAACAGCCTAAAATATAACAAAAGCGGCAAAAACACTAAGCAGCAAAGCTCTCGGGTAAAAAGAACGTATAGATGCAAAGGGCTGACCTTTATAGATGACGATAAAAACGAGATCGACGCCGATCTTCGCACCGTGTGCGATACGTTCGGAGTAAAAGACGAAAGGCAGATATCCCTCATAAAGAGCCTTGTGCGAGGCAACATGAGACAAACGGAGTATTTGCTCGAAAGCGCGAGAGATCTAGCCAGATACAACAACATAGCCATCAGCGAGCCCGTAATAGAGGAAGCGGCGAAGACCTTGTTTTTAGACAAAAATAAGACACAGTTGTAATAGTTGTAACGGTTGTAAGGAGTAAAAAATGATGAACGTAATGATAGATTCTCTTGAAAATTGCGCAGTTAATCAAACGCAAGCGGCGGGGCTAGTTAGGTTGGTAAGAAATCTTGAAGAGAAAGGATTTAAAGTGAGAGTGAACTCAAAAGGCGAAATAAGAGGCATAAGGCGCGGAAGCATGATAAAGGGCCAAAAGGCCGACTACTCAAAGAGTATGTTTAAGCTGGTAGGCAAATATATCATAAGAACCACCGACGGCAAAGTGATAGATACGGCGGCTTAAATTTGATTTTTCGGGCGTCTTGCGGGGCGCCTCGTAAAGTCAAATTTAAAGAAAGGAGAATATCAAATGACGCATAAAACGGCAAGATTGGTGTTCGTCTCTACCCCGTACTCGAGTATAGAGTGCAAAGATAGAGACAGAAACTACTATGCGAGGCAAATAGCGCAGCAAGCTTGCGCTATCGTCAGGCAAAACGGCTACGAGCCTATCTCGCCCGTGCTTGCGTGGATGGGCGTATATAGCGAGCTTGAGCGCGAAAGAGTGATGAAAAACTGTGAAGAGCTGCTTAGAGTGTGTAGCTACTACTACCGCCATCCGTGCAAGTGGAGCGATAATAGCAAAGGCATGCAAGAAGAGGCGGCGTGGGCTAAAGAATACGGCCTAAGCGAGCTTAAATTTAGTTTGTTTGAGTAATGGCGCTTGAGTTTAAAAACCACAAAAAAGCTAAAGCGAATTTGCCCGTTTGCACGGTCTACGGGTATGTTTGCAAGCTCAAATTTGCAATGAAATTTAAAATTTTAGGAGGAAAACATGGAAATAAAAAGTTTTAGCGATATAGATAACGCGCTAAAAAAGGTATGCGAGCTAAGCGTAGGCATCGAAAAGATCAACGGCGAAGTAACGCTTGAGTGCAACCGCATAAAAGAGAGCAGAAAGGCCGAAGTAGAGAGACTGGAGAGCGAGAAAAACTATATCGAGCAGCAAATCACGTTTTTTTGCGAAGAGAATAAACACGAATTTGCCGAAAAACGCTCGAAAGAATTTACCTTCGGCGAGATCGGATACCGCCTAACCAAAAGCGTAAGCTTGCCTCGTATCAAGGCCAAAGTAGAAAGCCTGCTAAAGGCGATCAAAAGCTACGGGCTAGCCAAAGAGTGCATCATATACGAGGAAAAACCTAACAAAGACGCTCTAGCGGAGCTAAAAGATGAAGATCTCGTAAAGCTAGGACTAACAAGAACGGTAAAAGATAGCTTCCGTATAGTGCCTAAAATTGAGAGTTTGGAGGTAGGAAAATGAAAGAAAGCATATTTCAAGGCCTGTGGCACAACTTTAAGGGCTTAAGGGACGACAAAAATAGGCTTTTACCTAGATTCGTAAGGCGAGCGAAACTAAGAATTCGCGTTAAAGGGCTTTAAGCCCTTTAAAAAGCCTTTTAAGCGACATTAAAGGCTTTTTAAAAGGTTTAAATTTTAAAGGAAAACCATGCAAAACATCGACGAAAAACTAAAAGCTAGACTTTTAAAACTTCAAGCCCTAGCGGAGCAAGGCGTAGGCGGCGAAGCGGTAAGCGCCAAAGAGATACTAAACAAACTACTAAAAAAACATAAAATAAGCCTTGAATCACTAATGGACGACGAAAAGAGCAAGGACTACTCTTTTAAATACGAGAGCAAATTTGAAAAAGAGCTCTTGTTTAGAATTTGCGCAAAGGTCAAAGATATATTCATAAGCGACGGCATAAGATATATCCAGCGTAAAGGCAGGCAAATAAGCTTTTCTTTGACTAAGTACGAGTTCGTGGAGTTTGAAATTTTAAGATCGGCGTATTTTCAAAGCTGGGAGAAGTGCTTAGAAAACGCCCAAGCTGCTTTCGTATGGAAAAATAGACTAGGTTTCAAAGACAACAAACGCATAGGAGAGGTAAAACCTCTAAGCCCCGAAGAGATAAAAGAGATACTAAATATCCAAAAGATGGTCGAGGGAATGCCCGAAGCCAAGCTTCAAAGAAATTTGCTGGAGAGCAAATGATGGAGGCCGCTCCCGGTATCGCAAAATACCAGCTCGTACAAAAACTAGCCAAATACGGCATAGAGGGGATCATCGACGTTAAGCTTTTAAAATGGGCAAAGATAAACGGGATAAATTTGCATTTCGTCTTTTCGCACCCTGCTGCAAAGCATACCTTTGAGCTGAACAAAGAAAACATCAAGGCTAGGCTTAGGGAGTTTTGGGCGGATAATCTTGCCGCGATCAAGGAGGCGGGCATAATGTTTCGCGAGATAGACTGCGAGGTAATATACCGCCTGCCGCGCGACGCGCAAGCCATGCAAGAAGAAAAGAAGCCCTACGAGGAGCCATCAAACGGCAGCTTTGAAAATCGCGCTAAAGACCCGTCTATAAGGCTAGGCTTTGAACGAATAAGAAAGCATATAATCGCCGATCTAGAAAGCGGCAAGTCGGTATACAAAGGAAATATATGAGCGAAATTTTCGAGTTTTTAAAAAACTCCAGCTTGACCAAAGATAATTTTAACGAAAAGGTCGAGTTTTTGATAGAGGGCTTTTTAGTAAAGCAGCTAATCACGCTGATCTACGCGGACGGCGGCACGGGTAAAAGCTATATGGCCTTTGCGCTAGCTAAAAGACTTTGCGAAGAGGGCCAAAGAGTGTTTTTCATAGACTACGACAACCCCGTAGGTGTACTCAAACAGCGCGGCGTAGATAGGCTACTTATAGAAAGCTACGAGAATATGAACTATATACAGCGCAGCGCGCTAGAGCTTTGCGGATTTGAGCCTGTTCTAAAGCTCGAGGAAAACGCCGTAGGCAAAGCCTATAAAGATTGCGTTTTTATCCTAGATAGCTTGCGGGATTTCGTAGACATCAACAACGACAACCGCATAAATAGACTATTTGGCGCGCTTAAAAATTTGCGCGAAGCGGGAGCTACCGTGATCATCCTGCATCACTCTAACAAAGACGGTAAAAACTATCAAGGCAGCAACCATATAAGAAATTCTCTCGACGTTATGTATCATCTACTAAAACGCCCTAGCAAGGAAAACGAGTTAAATTTCTTACTTGAAGTAGCCAAAGAAAGAGCCGGGGTAAAAGATAGCGGTTTTTGCGTAAAAACGCCAAATTTAGAACTAAACGAGCTTGATGTGGAAGTAGCTAGAATGAGCGAATACGAGCTAAATTTTACTACTCTAGCGCAAAAGATACTAGCCGGCGGAGATCTAAACAAGACCGAGCTGCTAAACGCCATGAATTACGAAAAAGACGATAGAACGGCTAGGGATTGCCTCGATAAATTCGACGGCAAGCTATGGTTTAGCCGTAAAACGGGCAAGAGCGTGATATATAGTTGTAAAGCGGAAGCTACAACCGATACAACTATTACAACTATGGGTGAAAATACCTTAAATTTGGCGGTTTGAGATGAATACGAGCGAGCTAAAAAAACACTATATAAAAATGATACAAACATTGAAGCACAACTATTTCGTGGACGACGAATGCAGAAAGATATATTTACAAGCGCAATTCGGCAAAGATAGCCTAAAAGAGCTAAGTATAGAGGAGCTTAGGGCCGTGCTAGAGATCGTGGGATATAAGCCCCATAAAGGCGCAAATTTTAAAAAATCTACTCGTAAAACCAAAACAAGCAAAACGTCTAGTTCATCTTTTGTAGCCGGTGAAGATCTAACGCCCGCTAAAGGCAGCCTATACGCCACCAAAAAGCAGCTTGAAACTATCGCCGGCATCTGGGAAGAGATAGCTAACGTAAAAACGGGTATGGCTTTAAGAGAGTTCATCTTTAGGATAGTTAAAATCAGGCCTTTGCATCTTAAATTTCTATCGAGGAGCGATGCCGCCGACGTCGTGCAAGCCCTTATTCAAATGAAAGACAAATACTACAAATGATAAATAGCTTCGATCTATTCGCCGAGTTCTACAACCGCGTCAAAGAGAGCGAAAGCATGGCCGACATCATCAAAGAATACGGCGGAGCCAATATCTACGTACCCAGCTATAAAGGCACGTTTAGAAACTACGATATACTCAAAGAATACGAAGAAGGCATAAAGCTAGGTAAACCAAGCCCCGTCGTCATTCGCGAGATCGCCGCAAAACATAACCTGAGCTATAACAGCGTTTGCGCCATAACCAAAGAGATAAGAGAGCCTAGTTTGTTCGAAAAAGAAATGATATAATAAGGAGAAATAAGTATGAAAGGCAAAATAATGCTAGAAAAACGATGTAAAATAGCTGTAAAAGATGCAGACTTTGTCAGTATAACCTGTAAAAACTGCAATACTACTTGCGATATAGCCATAGGCAATGCAAACAAGATGAAATACTGCCCCGTTTGCAGATATGAGATAAAAGAAAATTTACAAAAATACATAAGGACTCTTGCTGGTACGAATTTTCATTTAGATGATGATTTTGAAATAGCGCTAGTAAGCGTAGAGAAAGCGTAGGAAGTGAATTTATCATGCCGCATAGAACAGACTGTACTAATTGGATGATAGGAACCTTGGAAGAAGTCGCGACTGAGCTAAATAATAAATACTCGGGCAGCCATTATTTAGAAGATGATAGATTGGTGGCCTATGCCAAAAGCGAGATTGACGGACACGAGTATTATTGCGTTGAATTTGAGCTTTTAAAAGCCGAAGCGTATATCTTGATAAATAGCATCGAAAGCTTAGGCATTAGAGTGATATCCGAACATGCGCCAAACGATACCGCCCTATACTACTTAATCCTATTAACAAAACCGATTAAAGAGTACGGTAAATAGCATTTTACTTTCTCGGTCTCTTGCGTCATAAATTTTGTGCATGCTATCTAAAGCCGCTCTCTACGAAATTTATGACTATTCTTTTTATAACTTCTTCAGTCCTACTAGGTAGCCTACCGCCTCTATCTACAGGCAAAAACGGCCTAGCCGGTATCTTTACGCTTTTACTTCGTCCAGCCTTATTGGTGCCGAATTGATGAACTAGCCCGTAAGCAAAGCCGTTTTTATTCGTATTATTAGATACCGTGGCTCTCTTGTCGTCTGCTTTAACTATCCATTTATCCGCCAAATTTCCGTCCGATCTTAGAATATTAGAGGACTTTCCTAGTTTTTGTTTTTGCCTAATCGTGCTGGGTTTCAAGGCTTGCCATTTTTGTCCGAACGGACTGCTCTCGTTCTCAAAACTGGCTTCTATTTCGTTTTGTAAGATATTGCCTAGCGTTTTCATTAGCGGCTTGGTTTTTTTGTCGATATTTTGCAGAGATTTTAGCTTCGTTTGCAGCTCTTCTAGGCCTTTAACTTCTATCATTGCGTTGTCCCCTTAAAATGTGGTATAATTACACAAAGTAGATAAGAGATGGCCCAGATTTGGCAGGGTTCCAGTTGCAAAAGCAAGCTGTATATGACTTGGGTTCGATGCCCGGCCTTATCTACTTTATCTTTATATATCTTTTTTTATCTTTCAAAATAGCTTTATAATTTTCTACGGGTATCCTCGTAATAGTCGCTATAAAATTATCGGTTTTAAATTTTTTAAGCGTATAGTCTAGGCGGACGACGGCGTAATTTACCATGTTATCGTTTTGTAGGCTATTATAAAAATATAGTAAAACATTGTCCTTTTTATCGTAAAATACGCGTTTAGCTTCGTCAAAAACGCCTACTACGGCTTTTATTTCATCGATATTGGGCTCTTTTCCCTTTGGCTTGCTATCTCTCGTTATGTGCGAGATGGTGTTTTGATAAACGGCTATACTGGATGCTTTGGGCTCTACGTCGATGATTTTTAGATTTTGCTTGATACTTTGCTTTAACTCCCCTACTTGAGCCACCTGGTAAATTTTATCCTTGATGATTTTACCGCCGACTACGGCGCCTACCATGTCGTCTAAGCTTTTTTGCCAAATGTAAATGTCTCGCTCGTGCTCGAAGCTATCTAGGGATTGTTTTAAATTTTTCTTTGCAAGAGTTGAAGTAATGGCGCCCAAGGCCTTATTTTGCTTATCTTTTAGAATTTCGTCTGTTTTATCTACTTTGCCTGGGTTGTATCTAAAGTCTTTTTCTGCAGCTTGAGGTAAAAAAGAGCCATCTGTAAGTGGCACGATACCTCTAGCTACGCATTCGGCCTCTGTAAGCACCTGTACCTTGCAGCGACATCCCCAGCCATTTGGCGGATAGTTGGTATCCCAAAATTTATCCGTCTTGGGCAGGGTCTTGCCGTGAAGCTTCCTGTGGGCTTCTCTGGTCCTGCCGTCTAGCACGGCGGTATAGCGGAAGTATTCGCCTAGGCTTTGCATCTGGCTTTCATGCCTAGCCTTGGCGTAAGCCGTTCTCATGTTGGTATTAAATATAGTCCTTAGCCGCCTATTGCCTACGTAAATTTCTTTTTCTTCGCCGGTCTTTGGGTCTTTTACCTTGATATTTCCTAGCCAGCCTTTCTTTGCAAGCATAGGCTTTACGCTCTTTTTCCACTCGTCAAACCCAACGCCCTCTTTAAAAGCCTTGGTGAGCGAAGCCTGCGTATCTTTAAGAAGATCCAAATTCATCATCTTTGCGACGGTAAAAGCTTTTTTATGCGCATCATGCATGATCTCGTCGTAATCAAAATGCGCTTCGGGCTTTTTGCTCTTTAAATATTCATAAACCGCTGTAGGCTCCTCGAAAAAACTAAATTTCATCTAGATATCCCAACATCTGGGCATTGGCTACGGCTTTAAACATCAAGGGTTCAAGCTTCTCAAAGGGTAGATCGTAAAGCTCGCAAAGCTTATCGAAAGCCTCTTCATAAGTCTCGCTACTTGCTATTAGTTTGTTTAAGACCGCTTCTATCTCACCGTCTTCTATATCCATCTCGTTCGTGGCTTTATCAAATCTATCTATCGACTTCGCAGACGAGCCAAGCCCGTCTTTGCGAGCGGGAGTTTTCAACTCCCTGCACCCACCTAAAGCACACCGAGCCGTGCCAGGCTCGACGTACTCATTGAGTGATATTTGCTTATTTACCTTTAAATTTCGGTCTTTTTCTTGCGCTTGCTCGTTATCATCCAGCTCGATATTATATGCAGAGGTTATGTATTTTTTCGTAGGCGTGAAACCCATATCGTATAGCGTCTTGTCTCTTGCGGCGCGCTCGGTATTGGGAGCGTCTTCGTCGAATAGTTTGGCGTAAAGCTCGCCGTTATAGCCGTTGATCTCCTTAAAAAAGCTTATGGCCTTGTTCATGACGAAGACTAAAATTTTGCCGTCGTTTGCGGCCAGATCCTCTCTAATCTCGTTATGCGTCTTCGCTGCGGCATAGCTTCCCTCTTTTACGTCGCTAGTCAAATTTGCGCCTAAAATAGCCTTGCTGATTTGATTGTCGAGGTATGCGGGAAGCCTAGTAAAATCTACGTTTGAGGTAGGCTGCACGAGGGTGATCTCCTCGTCCGTGTCTATGACCGCGCTATCTCCGCTAAGCATAGCTTGCACTTCCGCAGCCATTTCGTCGGGCTCGTAGCTAGTTTTTGCTATCGCCCAGGGTGATCCGAATTTTTCTAAAAACCTAAACCAAAACTTCAAGCTGGCGTTTTTCATTTTGACGGGAAAATACAGCTTTTTAAGTAGCCCGTCTCCGTATACTTTTCTAAAATTCGCCCTGTTTAATGCATATATAACTTTTAAAGGCGGGATACTCTGCTCGCTTCCGCCGGCGCTAAACACGAACTCGCTCGCGTCGTTAAATTTAAATTGCCTAAAATCGCGCTGCACGAGTCTTGGGTATACAAGCCCTTCTTTTTCTTTGTAGTTAACCTCGAATACGTTTAGCCCGTAAAGATAGGTCTCTAAAATTTGGCTGACGACGTCGGGGTTAAAAATCTTTTTAAATTCGTCCTTAATTTTTTCATCGTCGCAAACGATTTGGATCTCTTTTTTCTCGGTCACGGACTTGCGGCTCACGTCGCACTGCGTAACGGTAAGATCGGCTAGTATCATATCCATATCGTCGTCGCCGACGCTTGAAACTCCCGTATTTATCAGCAAATCTATCAGGGTACCGTTTTGAGGGATGAGAGCCGCTTTCTTGCGCTGCGGCTGCTCGGATTTATTTTTAAATAATTTGTCAAATATCATCTAGTGCGCCTTTTTACTTTCTTTTTTAGTTTCGTTAGGTCGTATGCGCCCGCCAAGCTGTCGGGCGCGTCGTCGTGCTTGGCTTCGGGATACTCCGTAAGCTGCTCGATAAGCAGGCTTTGGCTTTGATGAAAGAGTATTTCGCCGTCTTCTATAGGCACTTCAAGCTCCTCTATTCTTTGCCCTTTGCTTGTGGTATTATTCACGCCTTTTAAAGGTAGTTTAATGCCTATCTCAAAGGCCTTTTCTCTGATCCAGCCTCTAAAAAACTCCTGCCCGCCGTTGCTCTCTATCGCGCAAACGCGGCATTTATAGAGCTGATTAAGCCTGATAATCTCTTTGATGGTCTTTTTGGTCTTCATGACCTCTACTATGCTTTCTGCTACGTAGATCTTGGCTTCTGCCTTGCTCACTCCTAACACCGTTATAGCCGTATAATCGCTCTTTTTCTTTTCGCCTGCAGGGTCGATATACATCACGAAGTAATCGCACCTCGGAAGCTCGCGGTAAAAATGCATACTCTCTTTGGTGAAAATTTGAGTCTCGCTACGCGGATCGTTTTGCTGCTCTTTGTTAAAAGATTTCAAGTTTTCGGCGCGCTTTTGCATGAGTTTTAAGATCGGCAGCGCATCATCCCAGAGCACCAGCACCCCGTCGTCCATAAGGACTTTGTTTTTTAGATAAAATGTTTCGCTAGCCTCTTTGGATATATTTTTGTAAAGCTCTGCCCATCTCTCCCACAGATCCATTCGCTTTGGAAAATTTATGATGCTTTGATATTTCTTGGCATTCCAAAATTTAAGCTTGAGCTTCCTAGCTAAAACGCTATCCGCGTGAAGTACGGTGCCGATGTAAAGAACGTCTAGGCTACCATCTACGCTGCCCAAATTTAAAACCGCTTCGTCTAGCCACTCCTCGAGCTTGTCGCGTTGCTCTTTGCTACGTACGTTAGTATCGTTTTCCAGGTCGTCTAGGACTACTAGATCGGGGCGGTATACGCCGAATTTTACGCCGCGCAGTCTTTTACCCGAGCCAAACGCCTTAAGCTTGACTCCGTTTTTGGATACGAACTCGCCTATCTTCCAATTTTTGCTTGCGCCGCAAACGTGCGGGAAGTCCATTTTTAAATTTGCGTTATCCTCAAGCTCGGCTTTTATCGCCTCCAAGCACCCCTCGACTAGCTCCACTGCGTCTGAAATTTCGACGATGAAGCGCTTTTTGTTAAAACAAATACACCAAAGCGGGAGAAGCTGCGAGCAGTACGTGGTCTTTGCATGACCGCGCGGCGCGGCGCGGGCATATTTGTCTCCGCTTGCGTTTTGCGTCATAGCTTCAAAAATTTGCGCTAGATCCTCGTGAAGCGCACAAGAGCTACTAATGCTAAAATAGTGCGGGAAATAAGTCCTTGCAAAAAACATAAAATCGCGCTCGGCGCGTTTTACTCTTGCAGCCCTATCTTTTGGCGACAGAGGGCTATTTAGATGTATCTGCTCTTTTAGCTCGCCGCTAAGCTCCTCCAGCCAGCCGTAAAAGTCTTTGCGTGTTAGCTTGCTAAGTTCCGGCTCTACGGCACCGGCTTGCTTGTGCGTTTCTCTACTGTCTTCTAGGAAGCTGTCTAACTCATCTCTTGAAAAAAGCATACATCATCCTAAACGTCGAGTTCTTCGATAGCTTTGACGAATTTCTCGCTCTCGATGAGCTCTACGAGTTTTTTGATACACTCTTTGTTCTCGTCGTCTTTAAATTTATCGACTACTAGCATAATGACCTTTTTGGCGATGCTTAGGCGGTATGCCGCCGGGTTTTCGTAGCTTGCAACTTTGGTCATCTTGACGAAGCTATCGCCTATCTTTGAAAGCGCCTCGGCCTTTTTGCCTGCGGGCAGTTCGCTCTCTCTTATATCTTTTACGGCCAGGCGCATCTCTTCGATAAAATTTTGATAGATGTTCTGTTTATCTTCGCCGCTTTTATTTAGATAGCTTGCGGCTTTTAGTTCGTCCCAGTCGCCGTTTTGAGATTTGTAGTTTTTTATGGTTTTTACGGTTTTATTTAAAATTTCGGCTATGCGCTCAAGGCTGAAGCCTTTTAGATAAAGCTCCTTAGCAAGCTCTTTTATATTTGGTTTCTCA